CTTCAGAAAAGGCCAACTCGCAGTTCTTGGTACTATACTTAACTTGGAAAGTCAAATTAAAAGTATGGAAGAACAGTATTTTGATGAAGATGGGGATTGATTAATGGCTGTTCTTTATGATTTTAAATGTTCTAATGAACATATGCATGAAAGAATAACATCTAGCGACACTGTAGCAGTTCCTTGTCCTCAGTGTCCTGAAGTTGCCCATAGAATAATATCAACCGTAAATTTTTCTCTTGACCCCATTTCTGGTGACTTTCCTAAAGCCACTAAGAACTGGGCTAAACATAGAGAATACACAATAAAGCAAGAACGTAAACAGGAAAACTCTTAGAGTCCTGATATCTAAGCCCTATTCCACAATCATTAGTAGACGGAGTTTATAATGGCTACACTGGTAGACCTTGAGCGTAACTTTGAAGAACAAGAAACAACTGAATTACCTGCTAAAGAACTAATAGAGGAACAGCCCCCAAAGGATAATGTTCCAGAAAAGTACAAAGGCAAATCAACATCTGATATTATACAAATGCACCAAGAAGCTGAAAAGTTACTTGGTAAACAAAGTTCAGAAGTTGGTGAGTTAAGAAAAGTTGTTGATAACTATATTCAAGGGCAAACACAACTCAAAGAGGATGTAACAAGACAATCAGAAGAAGAAGTAGACTTTTTTTCTGATCCTGAAAAAGCAATTCAACAACAAATTGCTAAACATCCTAAAATATTAGAAGCGGAAAAAATAAGTCAGCAGTATCAACAAGAAACTGCTAAAGCTCAACTTAATAAATTACATCCTGATATGAATAAAATTGTTCAGGATAAAAAGTTTCAAGAATGGGTTACTGCTTCTAAAGTTCGTCAAAAACTTTTTCATCAAGCGGATAAAATGTATGACTACGAAACCGCAGATGAACTTTTAAATCTCTGGAAAGACCGTCAGCAAACAGTTCAACAGACTGCACAGACAGAAAAGAAAGAGAGAAAACAAATAGTTAAAAGTGCATCTACTGGTACAACTAAAGGTTCTACAGCACCGTCTTCTAAGAAAATATACAGACGAGCAGACATTATAAAACTTATGAAGGAAGACCCTGATCGTTATCAGTCGTTGTCAGGCGAAATAATGCAAGCATACGCTGAACGAAGGGTTCGTTAACTAATTTAATATAGGACTTTTATCATGGCTACACAACCAGCTTATGTAACGTCTACCTCTGGTGCCTTTGGCACAGCGGCAAAGGCGATAAGTGCAACGGAAGCCGCAACTTTTATCCCAGAAATTTGGTCGGATGAAATTGTTGCTTCTTACGAAAAAAACCTAGTCTTGGCTAACTTGGTCAAGAAAATGTCTATGGAAGGAAAGAAAGGGGATGTTATCCATATTCCTTCTCCTGACCGTGGTGCTGCCTCTAGTAAAACTGAGGGTACACTGGTTAACATTCTGCATGGTACTTCTACGGAAGTTCAAGTAGCAATTAACCAACACTACGAATACTCTCGTTTAATTGACGATATTGCTGATGTACAGGCTTTGGCATCCCTCAGGGGCTTCTATACTGAAGACGCTGGTTATGCTTTGGCACTTCAGGTAGATACAGCATTGCATAGCCTTGCTCAGAACTTTGGAGACCAAGGTAACGCAAGTGCTACTGACTACGTTCACAGTAACTCGTACTTTATTGATGCGTCTAATGGTTTGACAGCTTACGCTGTTGACACAGTTGTTGGTGGTACTGATGTATTTACTGATGCTGGCTTTAGAGCATTGATTCAGAAGATGGACGAGCAAGACACTCCAATGGACAATCGATTCCTTGTCATACCGCCATCTGCTCGTAATTCAATTATGGGTATTGATCGTTATACGTCTTCTGACTTTGTTAGTGGTCAGACGGTCGTTAACGGTTTGATTGGTAATTTGTACGGAATTGACGTTTATGTTTCCAACAACTGTCAAACTGTTGAAGCTGCTGGTGACAACTCTGCTAGTTCAATAGATGTCAAAGGTGCAATCTTTGCACACAGAGACACTATGGTTCTTGTTGAGCAAGTGGGTGTTCGTACTCAAACTACTTACAAGCAAGAATACTTAGCCACTCTTTTGACTGCTGATCGACTCTACGGTGTAGAGCCTCTGCGTTCAGAAACTGGTTTTGTACTGGTACTCTAATCTAACCAAGGAGTCAGCAATGGCTCCTTTTTAGGTTCCACAATGAATATTCTTTCTGCTTTAATCTCTCCTATTGCAGGTGTAGTTACTTCACATCTAAAAAATAAAGCAGAAGAAGCTCAAGCAAAACATCAAGCCAAGTTGTCTGTTATCCAGAATGATGCAAACTGGGAGCAGACAATGGCTGATGCTACAAAAGATTCATGGAAAGACGAGTTTTGGACTTTAGTTTTAGCCATCCCTATATTCTGTGTAGGTTACGCTATTGCTATGAATGATCCAAGAATACTGGACAGGGTAGAACATGGATTTCACGCACTGTCCACATTACCAGAATGGTATCAATATTTATTATTTATTTGTATAAGTTCATCATTTGGCATAAGAGGCGTTAGTAAATTAATGAGTTTGAAGAAATGAGAGTTATTTTTATTTTATTATTTTTGACAGGATGTAGTTTAGGAACCCAGACACAAGAAGAGCAACCAACATTAAAAGTACAAAGAGGAGATTTAATAAGTTTTTGTACTTCTAGGGGAAACACAATGGATTGTAGATATGTCCCTAGGGAACAAGTTGTTGAGTCTTTAAAAAATATATACGGATTACATTATTAACTGAAATGACTAATGTTAGCGGAAATAGCAGCAGCAAACGCAGCCTTTACAACTATCAAAGCTGCTTTGCAACATGGAAAAGAACTTTATGATGTTGCAGATTCCTGTGCGGAATACTTTAACAACAAAAGTTACGTAGCTAGACGAGCTAACAAACGAGGTCGAAAGTCAGACCTAAAAGCATTTATGGAGCTTGAGAAACTCAGGCAACAGGAAGAATGGATCAGGGAATGGATGATCTATGCTGGAAGACCTAATATGTACCAAGATTGGTTAAAGTTTCAATCAGAAGCCAAAAAACAAAGAGCCAGAGAATTGAATAGAATATCTAGGCAAAAAAAGAAAGACATGGAGTTTGGTACAAAGTGCCTTAAGGGTGTACTTGGTGTTGTCTCTGGTATTGCTTCGTTAATCTTAGGCGTATACTATTATGTCTAGGATTAGAGATGGGTCAAGTGATGGTTTTGATGATTCGTTATTACCTAATGAAGTTATTACTATTCCTTTTGATACTGGTGGTGAAACCAGTAAAAGACCAGAACCACGTACAAATGAAGAAGCAGAGTTTCCTACAGAAATAACCTATAATCTGCCTGATGGCAGTACGGTTTCCATACCTAACCCAAATCATCCTGATTTTGATCCTGAAACTGCTTATGAAGTTGTTCCTGAGGGTATCGATCCGAATTCTGAAACAATAACCATTGTTGGCCCTGCTGGTGCTGAAGGTCAAATTCCTAATCCTTGGTACGAAGCTCCTGCTGAAGGCGAGGGCGAAGAAGAAGAAGATGGTGATAGTGATGGTGACGGAGTTCCTGATGATGAAGATCCAGATATAGATGGTGATGGGGTTCCTAATGATTATGAAATTACTATAGGAACTGATCCATTTTCTTATGATGATGGTTTGATAAGCACATTTGAAAGTCCGTATCCTTGGGATTCTGAACCAGAGCCTGAACCAGAGCCTGAACCAGAGCCTGAACCAGAGCCTGAACCAGAGCCTGAACCAGAGCCTGAACCAGAGCCTGAGCCTGTAACAGGATGTTTAGGTAATGTAAAAAAAGTATATGATCCTAGACAAGATATGATGGTTTGTCCAGAAAATTTACTTCCTCCTTTAGAACCAGAGCCTGAACCAGAGCCTGAACCAGAGCCTAATCCCTGTCCAGTAGGACAAGAATTGTATAATGGAGAATGTGTAAAGAAATGTGAAGTAGGTTTTACACGTAATTTAGAAACAGGTATTTGTGAACCAATTATAAATCTAGAACTTTGTCCTGACGGATTACCCCCAGATCCGATTAAAGGATGTGATAGAGAGCCTGATCCTAATCCCTGCCCAACAGGACAAGAAAGGTTTAATGGAGAATGTGTAAAGAAATGTGAAGTAGGTTTTACACGTAATTTAGAAACAGGTATTTGTGAACCAATTATCCAGCTTTGTCCTGATGGATTACCGCCAG